CTATTTGATACCATAGACATTTTTTTGAGAATATCCGATGGATTATCATCATAAAGGTATTTTGTTATTTGAAGAGCGGTAACCGGATTAAGCTTTAATGGTGTAGAATCGATACCCAAAGTTGGGTGAATTTCTATAGAAACATCATCAATAAAATCCATCATTTGAATACGCAATTGATCAAAATCTTTAGTTGGAAGTTGATTTAGAATCATTTCTATATCATCTACTCTTGTATAGCGATTACCTTTTATAAAGAATACTTCTTTGATTAGTTTAGAAATTTCAGAAGATTCTTCACCAATTAATTTCTCTACTACACCTTCATCAAACTTTTTAGTTTCCATATCAAACTTTTTATGATCGTAGCATTTGCGTAATGTTGGAACTGCTAAAGTTATTTCGATTGTATCAAATTTTATAATCTTCTCTCTTTTTGGTTTCTCTTCGAAGAATGTTTTAGATTTTTGAAACCATTTACTCAATGATATTTTAGTCCTAACTTTTTCGTCAACGATCATAATAGATTCGGACACGAAGTTAATTTTTTGAAAAAGCATAAAGAAAAATACATCGATAGTATCAAGTTCGGCATTTAAGAACAAAGATAGACAATCGATAAAGTCTATATAACTTTCGGAGTTCTGGCACAACCCTAGATAACTTTCAACTGTTAGCACTGGTAATTTAACCATTTCACCAGTTGATGACTTTTTTGCGTGTACTGAATTATTGTATAGCATTACTATTATTAAACTCAAAACCATCCCAAACACTATAAGAATTGTAAATAAAACTCACTTGTCTTTGAATTAATGCGTCTGCATCATAGTTATAGTCTTCAGCATTAACGGTTACTGGAACTGCATCATAAAATTGAAAAGCTTTCCGAATAATAGGTTTTGAGTGTTGATCGGTCGGTTGTAGGTGATAAACGACGATATCAGCTTTCAAACTTTCTTCTGTTGGTCTTGCTGCCAACCCTTTGTGGCCAACTAAAATAGACCAAGGACGTAAGAAGAAATCAATATAAGAACATGTAGTTTCTTTTAACACTACTTGTAATTGTTGAAGGTTTTGGCGAGATTGGATAATAGGCGCTCTAAGAAAACCTTGTGATTTTCCATCAGAAGCTCCAACCATTTGAACATCAATAGATTCACCGGGAATTGTAACACCGTGAGAGAAAATACAACCAATTACATCTTGTGCTTCGGGCGCACTAACTTTTTCTGTTCCTTCGGCGAAAGACCAATCTACATTTCTTGCTAACGATGGTTCGTATTTTGCTAAGTTTCCAATTTCACTAACAAGATAATCTCGGTTGTGTGGTCGGATAAAGATAATCCAATCAGGGCTTCTAGGAATAGAATAACAGAAATCACATAAGGTTTGGTAATAGTAATCTACCATTCGATAACCTAAGCTTGCCGCACCCTTACCTCGAACATCGTACGAAGGAGTATATTCTATACTTCCACAAGGTTCTCTACCCTGTGCAAAACTTAATAAATTGTTTAAAGCGCCGTTTACTGTGGAACGACCGTAGATATTTAAATCAGTATCATACCTAATGAAACGATACTTTTCGGATTCAGCCATATCTAATATTTAGTCACTACTAACAACCACTTTCCCATTCTTTCTCTGCATACTCACTTTTGATTTGCTATTAAGTCTCTTTTTAGCACCATCTTTTAAGTTTACGCTTCTAGCACCAGAATCATTTAATGTTGCCTCTTGGCGTTTGTTTAAAACAACCTTCTTACCTCTTCTCAATTTCTTTAGACGAGTTTTGAGATTTTCTTTAGATGTGTTCGCTTTCTTATCCCTATCAGAAACCATCTTACCGATACGATCAAGGCGTTTGAAATACTTTCCGGCTATACCTTTCCCGTTATGCTCGTAACGCCTTCCAGACTTGTTAGAATCAGCTTTAGTGATTTTCTTGATAGAAAGATTATTCTTCTCTATTATCACATTTAGGAAATCTTCAAGTTTATTCATTTGTAACCTTATTTATAACATGTTATATTGGTTTCGAGTAATATGATTGAAATACCTTCAGTATTTATAGAAAATATAGTCCAACAATATATCGGTTACCCAAAACGACAAAATAATAGAATCGTTGGAGGGTGTCCATATTGCAGGGAGGATTCATCATGGGGTAGAAAATCGAGGTTTTTCTGGTATTTGGATTCTAATACAGGTTATTGTTTTAATTGTCAAATCAATCGATCTGCTTATATGTTCATCAAAGATCAAACTGGATGGGAGTTTTCAGAGATTCGCAAAAAAATTAAAGAAGAGACTGGCGATGATTTGGTTTTTGGTGATTTGGTTTATGATAGCAAGTTTATAGACAATATGGTCGAGAAAGAACCATTGATACCCGACTTGCCTATGAATGCAATTGATCTTACTGATATCAATTGTATGGAAGCATTCGAAGATGATTTCTTTGTAAATCTAGCGTTAAGGGAAATCAAAAAACGTCGTTTGGATACTGCAATAAACCGACCTCCATCTTATTACCTATCACATGATGATTTTGTTCATCGTAATAGATTGATAATACCCTTTTACGATTTCAACAAAAATGTGTGTTTTTATCAGAGTAGAGCCTTAACAAAAAAACAAGAAAAGTTTGGAAAGTATTTATCAAAAATGGATGGAGATAAAACAATATCGGGTATCGAACGTTTGAATCCAGAATTACCATTTTTGTTTATATTTGAAGGGCCGCTAGATTCTTTCTTCGTTGTAAATGGTTTGGCTGTTACTGGTTTGACTTTGACTAATTCCCAGAAAAATATATTAGAAGCATTGAAACCATTCTATCAAGTTATATGGTGTCTGGATAATCATTTTGAAAATCAGGATACAAAAAATCAATACAAGAAATTAATTGATTCCGGCGAACGGGTATTTTTATGGGAACGGAATTTCCCTTATAAAGATTTGAATGAATACGCTGTAAAGGAAAACCTAGACGCAATAAACCCCGAATGGATCATTGATAGATCCTTTCGGGGTTCAAAAGCTAAAAAAGAATTTATTAGATTAACCTGTTAGAGCGGCAATTTTTCTTTCTAATGCAGGCGATGCACCGATGATAGCATTTAGGTTTTCTTGAACGGTTCGAATCGCAATAGTTGCTTTAGTGATAACCGGACGTAATTTACCAGAAAGTTCCGATCCAACCGAATCGGCTTTGTCGATACTCGCCAAATAGCTATTCAGTGATCCACCTTCCGATGATGTTCCGTTTAATTCCGAAACCATTTCTTCGATTCGATCAACCTTACCCTTAAGAGTGCCAACAATTTTAGCAGTTAAATCTTCGGGAGATGCACCCTCTTTAAAACCTTCAGTTTCGAAATCTGCCGGATCGGTGTCGTTATCTAATGATTGTTCGAAAGATTCTTTATCTGCCGCTGGATCTATACGCCTTCTTTTTGGGCGCACCCTGTTAGGGGTAAATTCCTCTTCCAGTAAAGCTTTTTCGAATAAATCTTGTATCTTTGTATTTGACATGTATATATTTAGTAAACCAAGTATGCAAAGCGAAAAAAATTGTTTGAGAGATTGCCATATTCCAGAATCGATAAAAATTGTGGAATTAGATAATGGTGGAAATATTATAGAAAAAACCAAAAAGAAAGTGAAGGAGTTTTTAAAATGGATATCATCTTAACTATAGTAACACCGAAAACCTTAGAAGAATATGAAAATTCTACTGAGTTTTATATTATTAATAAACAAAGAAGATTATTACCATTTGAATTAAATATAATAAGTGATAATAAAGTTGGTTTATCTACTTGTTATAATAGAGTGTTGAAACATCCTAAAAACTTTGACAAGATTTGTATCTTTATGCATGATGATGTGTCTTTATGGGATATCACCTTTTCCGAAAAGTTGATAGAAGCGCACGAAAAGTGTCATATCATTGGTTTAGCTGGTGGGCCTTTAAAAGAGAAGGACGAAAAGGTAAAATCATCGTCTTGGATTGATTTGGTTAAAAAAGTTCATGGATGTGTCTATCACCAGAAAGATCAAACTCGTTGGGCTACATCATTCGGCCCAATGCCAGTTTTAGTGGATTTAGTGGATGGGTTATTTATTTCGGTTCTTAATGATCAGAAATTTCGAGATAGCGAAGCATATTTTAATGAAAAATTCGAATTTCATCATTATGATATAGCCTTTGGTTTGGAAGCGAAAAAAGCTGGCTTGAGATCTGCCGTAATAGATCTAGTTGTTTTGCATAAAGGATTAGGTGATAGTATCCAAAGCAAAGAGTGGAGAGATAGCAATAAAACCTTTGCAGAAGAATACAAATATGACGAACTTATTTGATTGGCTGAAAAATATCACACAAAAAACCCCAAAGATTGCGGATACTAGCGATTTTCCAGCTTTTATAGTTATGCGATATCTTTCTTTTGTTTCTCCGAAAATGGCACTGACTATTGATTCTGATGTCAACAGGCAAATGAATAATAAACAATGTTATGATTATTTGTATGCTATAGTTCCAAAATGTCGAATCAATTATTCTTCTTATGTTAAAAAAGATAAGATCAAAAAAACCGACCTGAAATTAATCGAAGATACTGCAAAATTATTGGAATTATCGAAACGAGAAGTGACAAGCTTTTTGCGATGTGATGAGTTCAAGAAACGAATCAAAGGAATGGATTCAGTTTCAGTAAGAAAGAAATGATATGCCGAAGAGATATAAAATAAAAAATCTAGATGAGTTCAATAGCATTGTTTTCGGTGCTTGGTGTTTACCTACACATTTCCCCGAGACTTTAGAACTTGTTTAAACGAACGGTTGACAAAAGAAATAATATGTGGTATTAGTTGTGTATGCCCAAATCATTTTATCACAAGATCAAACTGGATCAAAAATCTCAAGACGATCTCAAGACTCTTTGGAATCCACACAAGAGCACACATCGAGTTATGAAGTGTGATCATATTACGCTTTATGCGCCAACAGAAGAGATACATGATCGATTTCACCTAGCTAATCACCAGATGAAGAGCAATAAGGTCTATGGGTTCCGAACAACTCATTTAGGGATTTCCCCTAACGTAATGGCAGTCAAAGTTAAACTGGTTACACAAAACAATGTTAATGTTGATGCTGATGCTGATGATTTCCTGAAACAGCTATGTGAGAATAAATTTCCACATATTACATTGGGTCGAAAGACAAACGCCCGAAGCAAAGAAGCGAACGACATCAATATTTGGGAACCAATCATTTTTCCCCTACAAGTGTTTGTTCAAGGATCAATCGTTTTGGAAACCATAAAGTAATATGAACATAATCGCAACAATACCAGAATGGTCGGAAGTAGCAATGGAACTTGTCCCCTATATCGGAATAGCACTAATAATTTGGGCATGTAGCAAATACAATTAAATTATGAGACTAACAAAAAGACTGAGTAAAGATTTTTCTGAGTGGTGGAAATTTTCACGATGGAACTGGAAATTAATGGATCGTATCCTCTGTGATGCGTTCGGTGTGTAT